TGAGGTGTAATCGTCGAACGTCACAAGGGCGGTCGCCACTTGAGCGGCTGACAGGGTTTCAAGCAGTGCCGCGCACGTTGGAGCGGCTGAGGCCATGCGGGTTGTGCGAGGTGCACCCGCCCTGACTCTAATGCCGTCATACATCGAGCCTGACACGTCAAGCAGAATGACCACGGCAGAGTCGATGCCCTCTTCCTCATATCTGCGCTGAAACAGATTGGGGGTGATCGAGTGCTTGGTCAGTGCCCTGACGTTTAAACGGCCTGACTTGAGGTTGCGCTCGAATGATTCGGTCGCGGTGTTTTCAAATAAACGCTTGACCTCATAACGTAATTTTGCGGGGATCATGATCAGCCTTTCAAGTTGAATTTAGGGGAGTCGCCCACGTGGTACGCATCACGTGCCAAGCGAAATTGTGCAGAGTAAGTGCCTGTGGACTCAGTGCCCTTAGGGGCGCGATTCTGAGGCTCTACAGGCGCGGCAGTCACGCGAACTGGGGGACGTGCTACCCCGCCCCCGCCTTGGCCTTCATCGTCGCCCTCGGCCTCGCCTTCGCCTTCGCCTTCGCCCTCGGCATCGCCCTTACCCTTGTCGCCTTGGCCTTGGTCGTCGCCATCGCCTTGGCCGTCTTCGCCCTCACCGTTACCAGTGCCGCCTTCATCGTCGCCCTCTTCACCTTCTACAGGCTCGCCATCATCGCAAGGCTGACCTACGTCTTTGCCCTTAGGCTTGTCAGTGGGGCGGCCACGTGGGGGCGGCTCAGGGTTTACAGGCGGCTGAGGGGGCGGCTCTTGGTCAAGCATGTTTAAACGCTCATACACCCATACTGCCACGGCCAAGGTATCGGTTGAACTGGAGCACTGGGCAGTGCGTCGAACGGCCTCATCAAAAATAGGCTTCAAGCCCTTGGCAACAGGCACTTTGATTGTCGCGTGGGGACGTGCATACACTGCAAGCACAAAGGGATATTGCGCGGGATCTGACCAGTCGATTTTGTTGCCATCGCTTTGAACGTGGTCAAGGGCTTGCGTTGTCATGTCATCGATCAGAGTGCCTAGCAATTCTGCGATGTTGCCTGTAAGGTTGGCCTTGATGGCCTTGGACTCGATCCAAGCATCTTCGATCGCGTTGTGCAGTGCATCGATGTACTGAGTCGCGCCACGCACGTTGAAGTTGGTGTACTTGCGATGCAATAACTCATGCACGACAAAGCCCACGTACTTGGCCAAGTCTTTGCGAGTGAGCACGGCATCATCGCGCACGTTGGCCAAGCGGATTTTGCCCTTGGAACTGATCGCGGCAGTTTGAATGCCATCAGTCCATTCGATGGTCACCTCAGGCAGTTGCAGAGCGGCACAAACCTTGTGCGCGAACAGTGCAACGGCAGGGCGGAACTCCCAACCAAAATAAGTGTTTTTCATGTTTAAACGTCCTATTAAATTAAAGTACTGATCAACTTGGAATCGATGCATGAAAGCTTGATCGACTCAAGTACTGGTGCGCTCTCAGAGGGCTGACGTGCGGCAATGGTTGTCTTCCAAGCCTCATCTACAGTCATGACCTTGACGGCTCGAATAAAGGCCATCACAGAGCGAATAGAGGGGGCTTCGACTATGTCGCCTGTCTTCGCCTTGGAACGTGCCACGTTGATGGCCTTGAGCACGTGCTCGGCCAAGCGGGGATCGCACCCAGTGCGGCTGACCACGGCCTTGGTTTCCACGTCAAGCGGCATGAATGTAAAGGTGATCAGGCGGCTGAAGCGATCGAGGGTTGCCGAGTTCATGGGGGTTGTGCCTGAGTAACGGCCTGTCTCATCGCCATTGCCTAGGGTATTGTCAGCCCCGAAAATCATGACACCCTGTGCCTTGCGGTGAGTCATGCCGCCATAGTTCACCACGGCATCAGCTTCTAAAAAACCGTTCAATGGGGCAAGGTTTCCCGCCTTGGCGAATGAAATTTCATCGAGCAGAATTACAGTCGCGGGGCTGACGTAGGCCTGTAAAAAGTCACCACGTTTAAACACGCTCGAACCATTTTCCAAGGCCTGTGCTCCCGCGTAGTCATCTGCGGTTGTTTGTGCGTTGAAGTTGTAACGCATGTAAGGGCGGCCTGTTTTTGCCGCAAATTGGCTTGCAGTTTGTGACTTGCCTGTGCCCTTGTCCCCGCCCATGAAAGTGTTTTCGCCTGTATCTTGAGACAATAAAATGTGCTTGAGAATGCCCTCAGTCCATACAAAGTGGGGATCTACAGGCGGGGCATCAGGCGCGTTGTAAATGTCAACCATCATGGGATCGCCCTTCATGTCGCGCACGTCAAGGCCAAACACCTCAGCACAGGGCTTGCGATCGATCACGTGGACTGCTGACATGGCCGCGACTACGGCCTGTGAACCAGTGGCTTGCACGGCCTCATTAAAGGGCTTGAATGCATCGGCCACGGCCTTGGTCACTTGCGTTTGAACCGAGGCGGCATCGATGCCCTTAGAGGCCTGTTTGCCCATGGCCTTGAGTTCATCGCGCAATTCAATGACCACGCTCTCAAGGTTTCCCGCCATGTTCTCAGCCTTGATGCCGACTCGCAGGGCATCGAGTGCCACTGTCTCGGCACGTGCGGCCACTTTGCTTGCGGCCTGTACCAGTGCGGGATCAATGCCATCTGTCGCGGTGATGGCCGCCTCAGGGGCGGCTTGAATCATTTCAAGGGTGATCGAGCCATTGAGCACCATGTCAGCGAGTACCTCCATGGCTTCGGTTTTGTTGGCCATGGGGCGGTTGGCGAACTGGAGCATCGCTCCATTGAGCACGGTGTTTTTGACACGTGCAATTTGCAGTTTGATGTTTTGAGTTGTTGCCATGATTTTCTCTCCGTTTAAACAAGTGCCAAGGTATCGCCACAGGGGCAGATCGGGAGGCGGGGGCTTCCCCATGGATCGAATGCCCACTTAGCAGTGAGTCGGACTGTATAAGCGCATGATGGGCATGAGGCCTTGAGCATGCGTGTTCCCTGAGTCTTACGTGATGACATGTCCAGTGCGGCATGAGGGTACTCGCCAAGGCCTTCAATGATTGACCCATAAGCGGCCATGAAAGCGGGTGAACCGACAGTGGCTTTCCATGAGTTGGAGGCGGGGATCAAGAGCATGGCCTCGGCCAATTTTTGGAAGTTGACTCCATGGTTCATGCACCCTTTAGCAGTGTGGCAGAGTTCATGAATGAGCACGTCAAAGACACGTGCGGGATCGGCCAGAGTAGGTGAAATGAAAATTTCATAGTGGCCGTCAGCAGAGCGGGTATCAGCCCAACACTCGCCAATTGCCCCTGAGCGTTTAGCGTTAGAGGGCAGAGCGCATGACACGCGAATTGCCAATGGCAGTGTGTGGCCGTTGGCACTAAATGATGGCCTGAGTTCCTCAACGGCACTCTGCAAATAAGTCTCTCTCTCAGTATGAATAAGCATGATGGTCAAAGCCTTTGTGTTGCATGCCGAATTTGGCATGAGTGCATTTTAGGCTGATTGATATTGTTTACACAAGCCCCATGATATTTACTTGACTAAAACGTGGGGTTATTAGATCGGCATGGTTTTCTAGGCAATCAAAAAAGAAATCAGGCGCGCGCACGCGTAGCAGGGATCATGCCAACGGTCATAATTTGGCTTGTTTTTGCCTGTGGTTTGAAAACAACAAAACGTCTAGGTGCGTTTTTTTTGAGGGGGTTGAGGGCAGGGTAGCCACTTTGAAAAACGGAGGCTTGTAGGGGTCTTAAAATCGATTCTAGAGGCCAAAGGGTAAACCCTGATTTTGTGGATAACTACCCCTGTTTTGACCATAAAAAATGTGGATAACTTTCGGACTGGTGTGGATAACATGGGAAAACCCTAACTGCACCAAAATGAATAACCTGTGGATAAATAGTGTGGTTTAATACGAACAGTTCATGAAATGGACTATGTGTCTAAAATGTAGACTTGTCAGTCACAAAATGGAGGCGGTGATCATGGGAAAGACGAGCAAGGCTGAGTATAAGTCGGCACTGATGGAAGCTGAGAAACAGTGGGAGGATCGAAGCGCAGATCCCGAGAGCGAAGCGGAACGGACTGCCCAAGCACTGGTAAGGAATGCACCCAAGCCAAGGACAAGGGTTGATGGGTTACCAGTAGCAGGGGAACATAAAAGAAGCGCACCCTTGACCTTGAATCAGCAACGGTTTTGTGCAGGGGTTATCAGAGGGCAAAGCCTACGGCAAAGCTACAGACAAGCATTCGGCAACGCATCGGGTAGCGATGCAAGCATCAGCGCATCAGCTAATAAGCTAATGAAAGATCCAAGGGTTCAAGTGGTACTCAAAGAGGCTTGGCAAGAAACGATCGAGCACTTGGTAGATGACCTTGTGGCGAGCAAACGGTATGTGCTTAAGGGACTGTTGGCACTGA